CCTATTCCTACATTCCCACTCGAATCTATCGTCATTCGGGGGGTGTTGTTAGTACCAAAAAGCAAATTAAAAGCACCAAGTGTCGTAATCCCTGAAGTTGTGTTTCCGTAAATAATAGCACCGTCAGCACCAACATTCAATAAACTACCGCCTGAATAAGCAGAACCATAAACTAAATTGTGCCATCCTTTAGAATTATCATTGTAAAATTTAGATGAATTATAACTTGTTGAGGACGTAGAGGCAGATTTAATAGAATCACCACCTCCTGTAAATGATATGTCTAATTTAGCAGAAGGATTTGTACCTATTCCTACGTTGCCTCCTTGTTTTAAGAACAAATGGTAATAATCGGTACTTGTACCACGCAATTCCATATTGCCAGTAGAGGAAGTAATGATTGCAGAATTATTGCCAACGCTATTTGTAAAATAACTTTGATAACCAGATGGGCCAATATGTGCAGACCCTTCTACATCAAGAGCAGCACTCGGACTTGTACCCGCTCCAATACCCAACCTTGCAGCACTCGCATCCCAATAAAACGCCTCGTTGTTAGAAGTATCTCTAAAGGATATATCACCACCGCTATGGATGCGCATTCGTTCGTTTGCACCACCTGTTCTAAAAACAAGATACCCCGCTGCATCTGTTGCGGTTATATAGTTTGCACTATTTCTTTGCAAACCAATAGAAGTTACGGAAGTTCCATCGCCAATATTTAGGTTGCCGTGAATTTCTAATTCAGCATTAGGACTCGCAGTCCCTATTCCCACTCGATTGTCAGCACTATCAACGTATAAAGTGTTTGTGTCTACTGTAAGGTCGCCTTCTACTGTTAAATTGTCGGTAAGACCCCAAGTGCTTGTCGAATAAGTATATAAAAAACTTGGGTTTGTTGCACTCGTTTTTTCAATTTCAATCCCTGCGTTTGTGGCGTCATATTGGGTGTCTGCACTTGCTCGGTTCAACAATAAAATGTTATCTTCAAACTGTACCGTTTTGGTGTTTAGCGTTACCGTTGTACCTTGTATAGTTAAATCACCCGTAACAATTAAACTTCCGTCAATAGTCCCCCCACTTGTTGTAAATACCGTTTTCCAACCACCGTCATAAAATTCAATTTTCCCAATAGTCGAATTATAACGCAATAAACCGTTTGTTGGGGTCGGGCGGTTTGCCGTAGTTCCAACGGGTAGGGCAACACCGTCGGTGCGACTTGAAACATCCAAAGAATAACTTGGTGCGCTTCCAATACCAAAAACCCCGTCCGTGTCTATATAAACGCCAAAGTCATTGCCGTTACCATCCGATAGAAGTTTGGCGGTTGCACTTGCTTCGGTTGAATCGCTTGTTTTAATTAGCGATTTGTAGGTGTTTTTTATCTGTTTTCCCGTTAATGAAGTCCCCATTTATTTATTTTTTACAAATTTAATCATTTTCGTAGGTACGCAACGCATTGTCCAGCCGTAACCGTTATGTTTGTGATATTACCGCGTATCGAATGAAAGTCTTTTAAAGTTAAGTCAGTTACCGTAGTGTCACCGCCTTCGGTTAAATTAGTGAAACTTATTGTAGTGTTACCAAGTGATTCAATAAGCCCATAAATTTCACCTTCTGGCGATGTATTTGTACCACCTGAATCTAAATACCTAAAGCCGTAGTCGCCAAAAGTTAGACGATAAAACTTGTTTGCCGAATATAAATCCCTTGTTGCCATATCTATTTACCTTGTCCTTTATATTTTTTTTTGTACCCCGTTTGACCCTTTGATGCGTTTTTTGAATGAACGCTGGGTCGCTTTTTTCTTTTCTTTTTTATGTGCCGAAACGTTGGTGCTTTTGCCATCGTTTAATTTACTTTGATTTATCTTTTACCTTTTCGTAAGTTCTTAAACCGCCAAGCCCAAGCATCCCTAATAAAACAGTCATTAGATGTTCCATTTGCAAGGCTGGTGGAACGCTTTCGGGTTGTAACGCCCAAATAAATAAATCTCTTATAACAAAATTATAAGCTAAAGCAAACCCACAAACCCAACCAATAAAAGGTCGCCAACCAGCTACAAAGACCGTGCGGTGCTGCGCTTCAATTTCATTTATTCTTGTTTGTATGCTCAATAGTTCGTTAGGGTCAAGTTCTTTGCCCTTTATTGCCTCGCGGATTTCTAAAGCAAGTCCACCAATTGGCGATTTATCCTTTTTACCGCCCCCTAAAAGCCCCAGCAACAATTTAAGCATATAATTCGTAATTTATTTTTTTTCCTTTCTTAAAAGCCTTTAAAATGCGGTTACGGTTGCCGTTTGGACTAACATAAGAAACGTGAATCCAATCGGGGTTTTCGTCATCGCCAAATTCCCAAATTAGTTGGTCAAAATTTAGATTGTCTTTTATGTAGTTGAATAAATCCGCGTTGGTTTTTTCACCCAAGGCGTCAATATCAATGGCTTGACCTTTTGTATGTTGGCTTGTTGGTTTTGACCCTATGGCTTCACAAAGTTCTGCGCTGCGGTAAAAACTATTGACCCGAATCGGTTCGCCTGCCCATTCGCGTAAGGGTTCAAATATTTCTTTTGCCAATTTTTTCATCGCAACAATTTCTTGTTGTCCAGGTTCATTGGCGATTTCCTTTTTTTCGGCTGTTTTAGAATGCGTTGCTTCCGCCCAGCTTATATGTTTGCTTATATATGACATACTAATTAAATATAATTATTAAGCCAGTAAATACAATTAAAATAACCGCCAACAAAACAAATTTGTCAAACGGGTTACCGTTCCATTTTTTTACTGCCCAATTTTTTACAATGTTTAAATATTTCATCTTCTTTTTTTATCGTTATTTTCTTTTTGAATCCATTCGAGGTCTTTCATAAAATCGCGCATTTCAAGTTTTATTTCTTGAAAATCTGCCTCAAGTTTACGCTGCGCTGGCCAAGTATAAGTTTCGGTATTCGCTTTTAGTTTGGCGGCTTCTTTTTCTACCGCTTGAATTCTTGCGCTCAAGGTGTAATACGAACCAATAATAGAGGCAAACATCGCCGCTATGGTAATAATCTGGGTAATGCTGATTGAAAAGTCAGCTTTGCCGTCGCCATTAATATCAATTTTACTCATCAATGTAGGTTATTTTTTTATGCTTTTTAAATCTTTATAAATCTTCACTCCAAGTGAAATAATAGTAAGCAGCAAGACAACAGTTTTTAATTCGGGGTTGATTGCCTCAATGCTGCTAAAAAATAAGGTGAAAATTGCCAATCCGTAAGTTTTAAAATCATCCATTTTTATATTTTTTCTACTCGGTTAGATACTTCGATTACGGCTCTAAAAAACGTTTCGTTTTGCTCATAATCTTCAAAGTATCGTATTCTATCTATCGTTGTTGTATAAACGTTAAAGTTGTCAGAAGATAAATCTATATAACCACCTGAACGGGTTCTGATTAAATTTAAAACGCCATCCACGATTTGATTGAGTTGATACTCCCCCCCGTCATCGCCCAAAAAAGAAGTAATACATTCAATCCTCGTAATACATTCGGTTATAAAGCTACTTTGGTTTTGGTCGATTTCATCTTCTAAATAACTATATATTCTAATAAAAGGCGTATTCGTATTTGTAGGCACTCGGTTAAAAACAGGAACATAAGACCCCCCTATGCTAATTGCATTCGTTAGGCGGTCTAAATATGCCTTGCGTATATGGTGAAATGCTTCTCTCATTTATTTAATATTCTTTTAATTCCAGCTTTTAATCCGCTGATTAACGCCTTTTGGTTTTTTCTAATATTTGGGTAAAAATAAGGTTTCGGTTTTCGATGAATTGAGCCAAACTCTTGCACCATAGCATAATCAAAATTATCCTTTGCCAATGCAATAGACGAAACAAACCCTTTTAATTTCCCAGTCATTTCTCCCTCGACTTGTTGTTTAAGCTTACCTGTATCTACTGGCGCTTCTTTTATTATATCATTTTCCGAATTATTTACAAACGCTTCTAATTGTTGCGGTGCTAAATCATTCTCAATGCTTGAAATAAGCCGCAATTTACGCTCTAAATCGGCTTTACTTTTTTTATCTATGTAAATACCCTCTTTCATTTTTTTAGTCGATTAAAACGCCTGTAATGGTTGTATAATATTTATCACGATGCTCAAAGATTTCGGTAATACGATAGTAATTAGATTCGCCTTGAATCTGCAAGAGGTCATCGTCTGTAATATTTTCAGTTACCGTTTTACTTCGCATTATAAAATCAGCCTCTAAATAACGCCCACGTTTGAAATTTTTTTCTTCTATTTTTCCTTGTTTTTCATTAATCTTTGCCCAGACGGTTGCTGTGGTTGAAAGCGTAGAAGTTGTACCGCCATAACCATCAGAGGTTTTTGTTTGGCGTTTTATTAAAACCCTTTTATTTAGTTTCCCTGCGTCCATTAAATAAACATCAATTTATAGCTGTTTAATATCTGGGTTACTTTAGTTGGCACTTCAACAAATGACACCCCCTGCATTACAATAAAATCAGCGCGGTTGTCGTAATAAGTTGAAACCAGCTGTAATATAGCTTGTTGTAATAAACCGTCATCCATTCCAGCAGTTGTATAAGTAACCTTAATATCTTTGGCTGGTAGTGAATCAAGTAAAATTACCTCATCGTAAACCCCAAAAGTATCGTAAGTAGCGGCTACACCTTCTGCGGTAATACTTGAAATACTTGCAAGTGGCGCATACGGCACTTCAAAACGCTTTGTAGCTTCTTCTAAATAGTAAACTCTGGTCTTTGCTACAATATCTCTGGAAATATAATTCTCACACCATAAACGCGCCTGTTCTATCATCGTTCCAATTAGCGTATCGTCATCGCTGGTGTCAATTCTAATAAAGTCCTTTGCAGCCGAAACAGTTACAATTTCAGAGCCTGTTGTGGCGGTTATTTTTATTTCTGGCATTATTTCGCTTTTTTAGTGGTTCTTTTTTTTACCGCTTTATTCTCTTTTGTTTCTTTCGGTGCTTTAACTTCTTTGTATTCAACGCCTATGCCTTTAGCGATATAATGGCGTGCTACTTTAGAATCAATATCTAAAATATCGCCCTCTTTTCGCCATCCATCGACTGAATAAACATCTTTAAGCATTTTGATTTTCATACGTGATATATTTGTAACAAAGATAAAAAAAATGCGCCACAACGATTTGCAGCGCACTTTTACAGAATTAAAAACAAAACTAATTTTATTATGATAAAAACTAATCGAAAGCAAAGTTATTAAAAAACTTTGAATTTTTGCCTGTTAATGACAACCTAATTGATTGCATTTCACCCTCGTTTTTAAAAATAAAGAAGCCGTTAAAATACTCAACCCAAACAGCAAAATAATCAATCCTGTCTATTGTATAGTTGCTTTTTGAATTATGTAAAACGCAATGAACACTATTTCGTTTCGGCATTGGGGTTTTGTTGGTGGACTTTACTTGAACCTTAATTAATTGGTCGCCAATATCAACGATACAATCGTAAACAGATGAATCCAATAAAGGAAAGGACACTTGATAGTTGCGTTTAATACATTCAGTCGCGAATAAATACTCGCCCAAGCATCCTCTTTGGTTATTATCCAAAATAGGTTCAATTGGTTTATGTAAAGTTATAAAAAAAACGCCAAGTAATTAAACCCAGCGTTTTTTCAAACATAAACAATCAATTATCAAATGAAAGAAAACCTATTTTTCTCTGTATAAAGATAATGAAATTAATAACATTAAAATCGCATCAATGTAAGCCTTGAAATTATGCGCCATTCTTAAACCCCAAAAGGCGAATAAAATTATAAGGAAAACCTTGACCCGTTTTTTTAATATTTCATTACCCATAGGAACAAATATAAGAAACCATACATAGACGCATAACCAAGTATTGTCCATACTGCGCCTAATAAAATCATTCTTTTAACAGCCCCCCTATTTTCTTTGGCGGTTATATGTTGTACTATTTCGTAAGTAAAATTATTGTCGTTTTTCATAATGTTTGTTTTAAAATGCTAATTCGTTTTCGTATAAATAATCTTCGATTTTTTCGTGAAGCCAATCGTTGTAAAATTCCATTGAAACTTCTTGACCGTTTACCTCTACATAGTACGGCTCAATTTCTAAATAAGAAGGCGTATTGTAGTCGCCACTATCATAATATACCTCGTAGCTTACTAAAATCGTGTAGTCGTTTCCTTTGAAGGTGTAAGTGTTTTTCATAATGTTTGTTTTTAATTATATCCAAATATATAAAGTTTATTTTAATTACCAAAATTTTTTTTAAGTTTTTTTATTTGGGTATAAAAAAAGGGTAACCATTAGCTACCCTTTTAATTATCAAAATCAATATATGATTAAGGAGTTTCAAGTGCAGTTTTAGCGGTGCTAAATGTGCCTTGAACAATCGCGTTTGGCTGATAGTTAGTAAGTGCCACTCGCTCTTGAGCCTTAACAGTAATAAAGCCATCACGGAAGTTTGTAGAATCTTCACGGCTAAAGCTAACTGCAAGGTTTTCACGAATCCAAAGTTGAGTAGCTTGTGCCAAGTTACCAACCAAGAATTTACCAGCTGTTACGGCTGTGTTTACAGTTACAGGAATACCCATAATTGTAGGTTGAACGCCTGTGTAGATTTGCTGACGTAAATATTCGTTTGCAGTTGATTTTAGCAATACGATTTTATGCAAATCAGTTGGGTTCAAAAGAATACTATCAGCTTGGTAGTTAGAAAGTGCTAACTGGTTTAAAGCTGCAACAAGTACATCATACTCATTAGCTGATTCTACTGATTGATAGAAAGCACCACCAGAACCAGTAACAAACGCAGCACCATCAGTAAACAAACCATCAAGGTTTGGAGATGAACCATCACCGTTAAGGATTTCAGTATCTTCAACAGAAAGTACTTTACCAGGAACACGTGCAGAAAGGTAAGATGATAGCTGTGGAGTATCATTTAACATTTCTTCGGTGATTCTCATATAAGTACCGATTTTCTCCAAGTTTACAGAAGTCGCTGTAATATCGAAATCTGATTGACCAAGAGTAGAACCTTGAGCAGTTGCAGCCGCGTTGTCAGCATATCCGCTTTCTTTAGGGAAACGAATAGTTTGCGCGTCAGTTGAACCGTTAGGAATCAAGCTACGGATGTGGATGCTTCTTGATGGGTCATACTTGAATTGTGGTACGATAGTTTCGCCAGCAACAACACCTGTAAAATCAGCCGCCATTGTCATATCAGCTTTAACCTCGAAAGAAGCAGCGTTGCTGTTTCCTTTTAGCATAGCTTCGATTGCACCTTCTTTGATAGCTGCATCCAAAGCACCTTTAAATGATTTAGGAGTAGCCCCCGCCAAAGTTTTCTTGGCGTTTACTTCCATTTCATCCATTCTTTTAGCAATAGCTTCGTGCTTTGCCAAATACTCATTAGAAAGGTTAGAAATTTCACTTTTTAGTGATTCTTCAACCTCGCCTCTTGCGTTATCCTTTGCAGAATTGAACGCTTTTTCGATTTTTGAATCAACCAAGTTACCGATTTGGTCAAGTTGGTTTTTTAGTTCTTCGTTCATTATTATTTATTTAAACGATTATACAAATATTTAACAATCTCACTCGTGTCAGTTTTTACGATTTCTGGCTCTGTGACTTCAACAGTCGGCAGAGTAGCGTTTACGTATATTGATTTGAGTTTTAAGATTTCAGCTTCAAGGGCGAATCCAAGTTCGTCTGAAATTTCGCCTTTACGAATTAATTTGGCGATTTTGTCATAACGCTTTGTTACCTTTTCTAAATCCACGTTTCCTTTTACATCCAAAATCATTGCTTGGTCATTAGCAGCCAAAGTAACCGCAGAGATTTCAAACAATTTAACTTCGGTAAGTTCACGATATTCGCCATTCATTCTTTTTTGTAGTGGTAAAATACCTACGGAGTTTTCAGAAATTACTCCAGCTTTCATTAACTCGATTACATCTTTTCCAAGTTGCGTTTTAGGTACTTGCGCCTCAAATACCAAACCTTTGGCGTCCTCCTCAAGGTGTATCATTTTACCGATAGGTTTATCCATATCGTGCTGGTAAAGATACTTTACTCGATTTCCGTTTTCGCTTATTGTTTTAGTATATGCGCCTTTGGTAATAATATCGCCATCGGAATCTACATTCCCAAAAACAGAACCGTAACCTTTTACGATTCCCATTTTTTCATCGGCATCAATTACTTCGCCTAAATGAGTTGATTTATATAACATTGTATTCATAATGCAAAGATATTAAATTATAGAAACTTGTCTTGGGGTTGTAATTATTGAGCAGCGACAGTTTACGTTATTAGCGGCAATAGAACCAGAACCAGGGTGTGAAAGTTCCTCCCCCCCTACTTTAAATTTTTCATTTCCGATTGCAATCTGACCGTTTGCAGCTGCGTGTGCATCTCTTGTTCTTGTGTCGAGCGCAGCAATCCATTGTTTGACTATGTTGTCGCTTCCGTACATATCGGTCGCAGTTTGTAGCGTTGCAAAGTTTGCTGCATTTGTGGCTTCCGTTCTTACAATCCTTCTTGCTTTCCAATCGGCTATGTTTTTAAATTGGTTTCTTAATATTCTACTCGCCTCGCGTTCGTTTAAGGCTTGAAACTCTGGTACTTTATGAAATTTATTTAAAACCCGTACAATCTCTTGTTGTGAAGATAAAGAAACACCTTGACCTTTGTATTGTGCGATTTTTAAACCAGCTTCTGAAAACTTTTGACGCCAAATAGAATTGTAGCCACTTACATTAAACTCGTTTGGATATTTGCCTGTAAAACGATTATAATAAAACTTTGAAAACTTATCGCCAACGTTACGATACAAAACAGAATACAAAGCAGCTAATTCTACTTCTTTAAAATAGCCGTTCCAATAGTTTGTTTTTCCTGTTGCTATATATTCGTCAACGCTTTTATAAAATTCACGTTGGTAATAACGTCGAATTGGTACGATTTCTTTTTCTTCGGCTTTGTCTAATTCCGATTCAAAATCCGCTTGCCATTCTTTGGCTTCTTTGTCCGTTGCTTTTGTTGTGGCTTTATTTGTGTAAAGGTCATAACAAACGGCTACTCGCTGCGCTTGTGTTCCAAATTCAGCAACAACCTCTGGGTTGATAATGCAGCGTTGTACAAAATCAGTTCTACTTTCGTTTGTTCTGGGTTTTGGTAATGGCATTATTCGCCTCGTATTTGTTTTATTTTTTTAATTGCCCAATCAACGCCAGCAGTTCCACCCCATAAATTCCAAGCTACATAACCGTTGTCTTTCCACGGCTCGTCTTTATATTTAGGGTCGATTTCAGCATTTTGTCTATGGCGGTTAAATTGTGCCATTCTTGAAATTACATCTTCTGATAGTTTTTCTCGGTTAGCAAGCTGGTTGGCTCTTTGCCACCCTACGGCAGTCCCCCCCTTAACTTCATCACGACCATATTTTTCGCGCCATTCTAACATTCTACGGGCGTTGTTGGTCGCGGCTTGTGGGTAGTCATTAAAAGACGCTTTTACAAGCACTTGTTTTTCGTCATCGCTAACGGGTTGCGGTGCATTATATTCGCCTCGCATAATCGCCTCAAATTCTTCGTGCGTTTCAAAAGGCATAAAAACTGTTGAACCATTTATTAGGTGAGAATGATAACCCTCACCGCCAAGTTCTCTCGCTCTTGCTACGGCTTCTGAAATAGTTGTATAAACGTTAGGCAATCCAGGTACTTGCGCCTTTAAAAGTTCATTGTAATCTATCGCCTGACCTTTTGGCTCTGGAATTTCAATACCTTCTCCGCTTATTGGCATTAGGTTAGCTGGTACGTAATAATCATCTAACTTGGCGTTATCTTCGTCAATACCGTAAGACATCGCAGCGCGTTTTTCGTTGGGGGTAATCCACCAAGCCTTGCCCATTTGGTCAACGACCTTATCCATCTCCTCTTGGAGTTCTGGGATAACGGTAAAATCAAAATCAATGTAAAGTTTTTCGCCGTATTTAGGAGTAAGCCAACGGTTAAGTTCTTCGCGGATTTTAATTAGTTCGGGCATTACAGCGTTTTGGTATAACGCTTTCTTTGCCTCTTTCATATTGTTATAAGTAGAGGCATCTGTATTGTTTAGCAGTTGAACGGGAACGTTGTAAATATTACAAAGGTCTTTAATCGAAGCATTGTATTGTTCAATCAGCGATAAGTCAGAAGCGTTTAAACCAAAATTAACCCAAGATAATTTTTTGGGCGTTATAATTACATCGCCAGCATTATCTGAACCTTGATAGGTTTGCTTGAATTTTTGTTTTAGCTGTTGGGCTTGTACTTCTGTTAAATCGCCTTCATCAGACATTAGTACCCCCCTGGCTGTTTGATTTTGTAAATACTTAACGCCTGTTGTTATGGCTTCGTTATTTGTAGTCATTGACCGAAGTCCAGCCTTTAGTGGCGACATCCCGTAAAGGTGTGAACCCGTTCCATCATAATAAGGGTTAAAATCTTTTATATGACAAACGGCATCAGCTGGTATGCGATACGTTCCGTTGTATTGCAAAGTATATTCTTTAACAGGCTCAAATAAACCACCAGACACGATTTCGGTAACTTGTGATGGCAAAACATACATCTCGACAAACTTATTAGCGTTTGCGCCTGTATCGGGCGTTATACCGTATATATATCTGTTTCCTGTTAGTTTACCAAAAGCAATAATTTCTTGAATCCAAGCGTTATAAGATTGTGCTGGGTTTGGGCGGTCTAAAATCTCGTGCAGTTCAGTATCGGATAACTCAACCATTGCCTTTTTTTGAAGGACTTTAGCGTTATGTAAAGCGGTTGAATTAAAGTCGCCAGAGGTTAATGCTTTGTAACGTTTTAAATCGTTTTCGTTTTGTATTTCGTAAACTTGAAACGGTACGGTTGTCGCAGCTTTTGTTATTAGGTTTATTATTGAGTAAATCGTTGAATTATATCTGTAACCTTTGTTGATATAGGTATCATCGTTTTCTGGATTCCAAACAATAGTTTCGCCAAGGTAGTTATAAATTGCTCGGTTAAAATCTATATGCGTTTTTTGTGCGTTTTTGGAAACAAAATTTTTGAATCTGTCGAGTATAGAAGCCATCTAATCTAATAAAATTTTATTATACAAAAGTAAGAATTAAATTACAAAGAATTCCGTGCGCTTTCCATACTGCGAATATACACCGTAACGAATAGCATCCATAAGGTGATTAAATCTATCAACGGGCTT